CAACGACGACTCCACCACCCCCGGCGCGGCAGGTTCGGCGCAGGCGGCGGTACGAAGCCTAGGCTCTGGAGAACGTGTCGCCAAACAGATGCTTTCCCCAGGTGGCACGATTTACTTCGGCGATAGTATCGCTCACGGCTACCGTAGTGCGGTAAACGGCACAGGTTCAACTAGAGTGGGTGCTAATCCACAGCAGGTATTGGGCTTCATCAACGGCTATTCCGGCAACTTGCAAGGCCAAACCGTGATTCTGTCGTCCGGCATGAGCAACAACCCGAACGATACCGACGGCATCCGATCCCAAATCCGTGCATTGCGTGCCAAGGGGGCGAATGTGCGGCTGCTTGGGGTATCCAATACCTACAATCGAAACGGCCAAACCGGCGCGAGAATGAATGCCCTGCTGGGACAAATCGCCCGCGAGGAACATGCCACCTTCCAAGGAGGCTTCCAAGCAGGCAGGGATAACATTCATCCTGCCAGCTACAGCTCGCAGCCGTGGTTGGGCGGCGGTTCGCGGCAAAACTCCGCAATGGCAGAAACGCTCGCCATGATTAGGAAGCATGAAGGCTTCTCCAGCCGTACCTATTGGGACGTGAATGCTTACCGCTTAGGCTACGGAACGGACACCATCACCGACCGCAACGGCAACGTCCGTAGAGTGCGACAGGGTGATACCGTTACCCGTGAGGATGCGGAGCGTGATTTGGCACGCAGAGCACAGATTTTCAGAAACGCAGCGCGTCAGAAAATTGGTGCGGCAGAATTTGACCGCCTGCCAGCCAAAACACAGGCCGCCATTACTTCGGTTGCCTACAACTACGGCAGCTTGGATAAATTGCCGTCGTTGGTAACCGCTGCCCGCAGTGGCAACATCAACGCCATCTCCCAGGCAATTGCTGCCCGCCAAGGCGACAACCGAGGCGTAAATAGAAGAAGACGACTGGATGAAGCTGCTGCAGTATTATCTGACCTGAACAGCCGCCCTGTCGGCGGACAAGCCGTTGCCGACAATGCGCAGCGCGGTTTGCAGTCTATGCAACAAGGCGCTGTTGCCCGCCAGCAGGCGCAGCAGATTACCAACAACAGCAATATGCAGTTCGCCATCAACGGCGGCATTCATGTGCAGTCTTCGGCCAGCACCATAGACGGCACGATGGCGGATGCCTCTGCCGCCGCTCGTAACAGGTTGGTGCAGATTATGCCTGCGATGGTGTAGCTTCTTTTATGGCTAAACAAATCAATACCGCTAGACTTTATTGGGATGGCGGTATTGATTTTTAATATTTACTAAATTTTACGGATACACTTAATCTTCATTAAATATCGTTAATTTTCAAAATGTAGTGTTTTAAATTTTGATTGCGTTTTCTACTGCACCATATCTAATTCAAAAATAAATAGCTCTATAAGACTGAAAATAAACAAAATTTTGAATAAGTTGGAGATTTAAGCAACTTTACGTCGTAGGTACACTCGATAAATCTAAAAATACATTATATTTTATTCATGTATTTGTATTGAAAGTAAATTCTTTATTTCTCTTCTCCAATCTGTCTGAAGGGATTCAAACGGATTTTTTAAAAATTTACTGGTGAAATATAAATAGCGAAATATGAAGTAACCGATTAAAACCTTGGTCTAATACCAGCAAAATGAAACCCGGAAGCGATTAGCGGTCGCTGCCGGGTGTGGAATTAACTTAGCGGAAGTAAGTCAATGAGTAGAAAGAATTATAGCATAAATCTCAGGGAGGTAAACACTATGCTGGAAAAGTATGAAAACTCTCCTCGCATACGCCTGCTGATTTGGGTGGTTTTGGGTGCGGTGTATTTATTTGGTTTTGCGGCCTTAATCAATGCTGTCAAATGGTGGTAACTCATGGCTTGGAACTCTATCGGTATCCCGAACGTGCCCAAGTTGCCGCGAAACGTGGGCGGCGCACTGATTAAGTTCGGCGGCGCGGCCTTAATAAATGCCGTTTTCGGCAATTACTGGGGCATTTTCGGACAAAACGGCATCCCGCTGCTGTTGTCGGATAACGTAACGTCAGTCAAACACCAAAACACCTCCAAAGTGTCCAATGCACCTGTTGAACGCGGTTCGTTCGCCAGCTATAACAAGGTGGGCGACCCGTTCACGGTAACGGTGCAGATGAGCAAGGGTAGCGGCGGTGTGTTTGCACGCGGAGCGTTTCTCGGATTGTTGGATACACTAGCCAACAGCACAGATCTGTTTTTGGTCATCACGCCGGAAGCGGTGTACCCGAACATGGCGATAACGGGCTATGACTATGCCCGCGAGGCATCGGACGGGGCGCGGCTGTTGAAGGCCAATATTCATTTGGCCGAAGTGCGGCAGGTGGAAGTGAAATACACCAAAACCAAGCCGGACGGTGCGCAGGCACAACAGGACGGCGGCAAGGTGCAGCCCAAGCCGATACAAAACAACGAATCCATAGCTTCAAAATTGTACGGCGCGGCCAGCGAAGGATGGGATAAAGGCGTCAATGCCCTCAGAAAAGGCTTTGGACTGAAATAAAAAAGCGAAAACCCGCAGGGCGGCAACTCTGCGGGTTTTCTGTATTTAACCTTAGAATGAGTAAGGGAAAATCATAAAGTGAAGTATAAACGAAAACACAGATTAAAGGTAGGTGGCAAGATGAGCAAACACGGAGCGGACAAGGCGGGCTTGGTGCTGGCGTGGGGTATTGCGCTGTCGGCGGTAATTTCGGCGGTGGCATTATTGATTTGGGCTTTGAAATAAGGCTGCCTGAAAATGATTTATCAAATCCCCATCAAGCCAGTCCCTGTGCAAAAAGTAAGCGCCACATTGGACGGGCAAGAAGTAACCGTATCGCTAGTACCGCGATTGGGCAAGCTGTATGCCACTGTGTCGGCAGATGGGCGCGTACTGATACGCGAACGGGTATGCCTGCACGGTATGCCGCTGGTGGGCGAGGCTTATCGCGGCTTTCGCGGCGAGCTTTATTTAGTCGATACCGCAGGCAGCCTAGACCCGCAATGGCAGGAACTAGGCAGCCGTTTTATTTTGGTGTACCGCGATGAGCATTAAAGAGAAAATCCTGCGTGTCAGCATCAAGTTAGGGCAGGAAAAAGACGTATGGGATGCGAAAGGCAACGATACGCTGGTTGTCGAAGGGTTGCGCACCTCCTGCCAAATCAACTACGGCAACGGCGCGGTGATGCCGTCTGCCCGCATCAAAGTGTACGGCTTGAAGCTGGACAGCATCATGAAGCTGCTCCGCGTGAAATGGAACACCGAGCAGGCAATGATGAATCTGGTGCAGGTGGAGGCAGGTGAGCAAGACAACCTGAGCGTGGTTTATACCGGCAATATCACGTTTGCCTACCCCGAAATGGGCGGCGCGCCGGATATTTGCCTGGTTATCGAGAGCCATACCGCCGTTTTGTGGCAACTTAAGCCCGCCGAAGCGGTCAGCCACGAAGACGAGACCGATGTGGCAAAGGCCATCGAAGCCATCTGCAAACGCATGGGCAGACGTTTTGAAAACAACGGCGTAAAGGCCAAAATCAGCAACCAATACTTACCGAACACCGAACTGGACAAAATCCGACATATTGCCGCCGCCGCCAATATAGATGTATACATCGACAACGAAACCGTCGCCATCACGCCCAAGGGGCAGCCGCGCATGATTGACGTGCCCATCGTCAGCCCGTCCACCGGCCTAATCGGCTATCCAATACCTGATTTGCAGGGCGTGAAGCTGCAATGCCTGTACGACAAAGCCCTGCGCTTCGGCGGACTGATTGAAGTTTCAGGCAGCCTAATTGAGCAATGCAACGGCAGATGGCGCGTATTCGGGCTGTCGCTGGACTTGGAAAGCCAAACGCCGGGCGGCAAATGGCTGGCCGACATCAAAGCCGCCAATGTGGAGGATACAAATGCCAAAGTCGCAACAAAATAATTGGGCGCAATACCGCCCCGAACAAACGCAAGGCGGCGCGGGTGAAATCGGCGCAATCGTGTCGGGCATCGTCTCGCGCATCCAAACTGTAACGCTGGTGCGGGTGGTCAAAACCAAATCGGGCGGTCTTGCCCCTGTCGGGCTGGTGGACGTGCAGCCATTGGTTGCCCAAATCAGCGGCGACGGCACGGTTACACCGCACGGCATCATCTACAACGTGCCGTATTTCCGGCTGCAAGGCGGCGGCAACGCCGTGATTATCGACCCCGAACCGGGCGACATCGGCATGTGCGGCTTTTGCAGCCGCGATATATCCAGCGTCAAGCAAAAAAAAGCGCCGTCCGCTCCGCAAAGCAGGCGGCGTTTCGATTATTCGGACGGCCTGTATTTCGGCGGATTCCTGAACGGCGCGCCCAAGCAGTATATCCATTTTAAGGACGGCGGCATCAAGTTGTTCTCGCCCGGCGATATTGAGATGGAGGCGGCCAATATCCGCCTAAAAGCCCAGGGCGGCGTGAGCAGCACCTCGCAAACCTTTCAGGCCAATACCCAAACCACGGCGCAATTCACGGGCGGCGGCGGGATTTCTGCCGACGGCGATGTGAAGGCGAAAGACGTCAGCCTGCTCAACCACCCGCATTCCGGCGTACAGCCGGGCAGCGGCCAATCAGGGAAGCCGATAGCAACATGAATACGCTATATCTAGACCAAGAAAGTTGGGATTTAACCCTTGATACGGCAGGCAATATCGCGCTGGCCAAAGACCCCTACGCCAAAGCGCAGGATGTGGCTTCAGCGTGCCGCCTGTTTGCCGGTGAACTGTATTACGACACAGAAAAGGGCATCCCTTATTTTGAAGAAATGCTGGGCAAGAAACAGTCGTTCGCGCTATATCGGCATCGGCTGGTGCAGGCTGCTTTGTCCGTCCCCGGCGTGGTGGCGGCAGACGTGGCCGCCGAACTGCGCGATGGGCGCGTGCTTTCAGGCAGCCTGCAATTTACCGACGACACCCAAAAACAATACGAGGTAACGCTATGAGCAGTCATGTTCCCCCAGTTCGCTTCACGCCGCAAGGATTGCAGATTCCGACTGAAACCGAAGTGCTGAACGGCGTACTGGCCGACTTCAACGATGCCTTCGGCGGCGGCCTGAACTTGAATTTGGAAACGCCGCAGGGGCAGCTTGCTTCCTCGCTGGCCGCCGTGATTGCCGACAAGAACAATGTGATTGCCGAACTGGTCAATCAAATTCACCCAGAATATGCCGAAGGCGTGATGCAGGACGCGATTGCCCAAATCTACTTCTTGCAGCGCAAACCTGCTACCGATTCGGCGGTGGTGTGTGAGTTTGTCGGGCTGCCCGGCACACAGATTCCGCAGGGGTTTATCGTGCAGGACTCAGCGGGCAACCAATGGGCTTTGCAGCAGGAAATCGGCATCCCCATCGGCGGCAAAGTCAGCGGCACACTCATTGCCGCCGGACAGATTGAAGCCCCCGCCCACAGCGTGAACGTTATTTATCAGGCCTTGGTGGGGTTGGACAGGGTGGACAACCCGCACCCTGCCGTTCCCGGACGGGCGGAAGAGAGCCGCGCCGAATTCGCTGAACGCAGACGGCGCAGCGTGGCCGTCAATGCCCACGGAACGCCGCAGGCTGTGTATGCCAACGTGTTTGCGCTGGACGGGGTGCGTGATGTGTACGTCATTGACAACCCGAAAGGCCAAAGTGTGCAGGCCGGTGCGACCAATTACACACTCAAGCCGCACAGCATTTATGTGGCGGCGGTGGGTGGGGATGATACGGCGGTGGCCGAAACCGTGCTGCGTTATGCAGGCAGCGGCTGCGATTTCAACGGCGACACCGAAATCACGGTGTACGACCACAACTACAACGACCCGAAGCCCGCCTATCAGGTAGCCTTTATGCGGCCTGCAGAACTATCGGTATATTTTCGTATCAAGATTGAGCGCGGAGCATTCGTCGGCGCGGAGACGGCCATCAAGCAGGCCGTCATTGCCTCCTTCAAGGGGCGCATCGGTGCGAACCTGTATGCCATCGGCTACGTCGCCCCCGTGGTGCAGGCCGTGCCGAACGTGCATGTGTTGGACGTGGAAATCGGTTTATCTGCGGGCAGTATGGGCAATTCCGTGGCCGTGGGTATCGACCAAACGCCTGTTGTCCGTGCCGAGAATATCGAAGTGGTGAGCGTATGATAACCGTTGGAGAAACCTTAATCAGCCAATATGCCAATAGCCCGGTCATCTGCCGCCTGATACGGCGGTTTGACGACTGCATCGACCCGCGCACCGACAAGCAACGGTTTTACGACACTGTGTGGAACGTATCCACCGCACAAGGGTTCGGGCTGGATATTTGGGGCGCGATTGTCGGTATTGAGCGAGAAGTCATGATTAGCGCACAAGACGAATATATCGGCTTTGCGCAGGGCTTTACCTCGTTTGACAACGGCGTATGGAGTACCGGCGAAGGCTTGGAACGGCGATACCGTTTGGACGACGACGCCTACCGACGCGTGATTATGCTTAAAGCGATGAGCAACATCATCTACGCCACCGCCCCGCATATCAACCGTCTGCTGCGTGAGATGTTCGGCAAACGCGGGAGGGCTTATTTCGTCAAAAACGGCACGATGGCTGCGCGCTATGTGTTTGAGTTCTACCTCCTGCCGGTAGAGCGCTCCATCATCCGCCAAAGCGACCTGTTGCCGCGCCCCAGCGGCGTACTGCTGGATTTTTACGAACCGGAGGCAGATAAAACCTTCGGCTACATCGAAGCCAATCTTGCACCCTTCGGCGAGGGTGCTTTTTTTATGGGAGTTTAAACCATGCCGCAACCGAAACTGCTGTCCAAGCCTTGGGCTTCAGATGGCTTGAAAAACAACATTCCTGCCGAACGCAACGGTGGGCTGGCACAGGAAGCCGCCACCTATACCGAAGGATTTCCAAGCATCACCATGACCCCGATTTCCGTCGGTGGCAAACCGCCCAGCGGGAAAGACATGAACGGCGTACTGTATGAAATCAGCGCGCACACCGTTTGGCAAAACCAAGGCGGGCGTTACCGCTTCGACCAAACCTTTTGCGACGCCATCGGCGGCTATCCCAAAGGCTCGGTGCTTATCAGCGACACGCTGGATACCGAATACATCAGCTTGGTAGATGCCAACACCCACAACCCGAACAGTGGCAACAACACAGGGAAATGGGCAATACACGCGGGCAAAGGACTGAAAGCCAGCACGACACAGGCTGGTTCCGCACAGCTCTCATCCGCCACTAATAGCGACCGTGAAGATATGGCCGCCACACCAAAGGCAGTAAAAATTGCCTATGACAAAGCCGAGGAATCCGCAGGCAAAGGCCTGCCCGTCGGCGCAGTAATCGGCTTCCCCCGCGCGATTACCAGCCAAGAAGGCTTTTTAAAGGCCGACGGCAGCACCTTTAATCAATCCACCTATCCAGACCTGTATCGCGTATTGGGTGGCAACAAGCTGCCCAACCTTACGCGCTCCGACATCGGCATGACCGCCTATTTCCCGTTTGGCGACATCCCGGACGGCTGGATTAAGTACGACGAGATTGCCGTCAAGGTAACGCAGTCCGCATATCCCGAGCTCTACCGCAAGCTGGTGGCGCAGTACGGCAGCATTGCCAACGTCAAGCCGGTAGATGATTACTTTGTGCGCAACGTGGGCAGCAGCGGTCAAATCGGTAAGCAATACCCGTGGGCAGTAGGCGACCACCATCATGTTTTGGGACTTGTGGCTTATGGCAACGACGACCTTAACCTAAGGCGCCTGCCGGTGGATAAGTATTATCCCAATCAGATTAAGGCCGGCGAGCCGATGTTCACCATCTTCGGGCAGCTTGACGGCGGCGAGGGTCGGAACCATGGCACGGATATGTTTTCAGCGGTACATGAACAGGCGGCACAGGGGAAATATTCGCAGAAACACGCTATCCCCCTCACTTTCGACCACGCCTACACCGACCAATACACGCCCAAACCCTATCATCAGGACAACACCCCGAAATACATCGGCATGGTGCTGTGCATCAAAGCCAAAGACAGCCTAGATGATGTGGTGATGTGGATTAAGGCGTTTGGCAGAGTAACCAATCCCGGCGCATTAGACGCCTCCAAACTGGCAGAGGATTTGCGGCAAAAAGCACCCATCAATCACACCCATACCGTTGCCGACATATCCGGCCTGTCCGACGCGGTTAAGCAGCAGCTTGCCGCCGAGATGCCGCACCAAGCCGGCACCAATGGCTACACCAAACTGCCCAACGGCCTGATGCGGCAATGGGGGCATGTTAGTACCGGCTGGACGGGAGAGGGCCCGAAAAAAGTTGTCTTCCCGGTGGCCTTCCCGAGTGAGTGCTTTAACGTGCAAATTACCGCCCACACCGGCGGGCGGCAAGGCGCCGTCAATGCCGACTTTACCTTGGGCGTAGACAATCTGACCGCTGCCGGATTTGACATAGTGGTTAATGCCATGCCGCTCAATGGCTCATCGGCGGCAGACTTTAAAGGCGTGTATTGGATAGCCATTGGCAAATAACGGGAGATAACTCATGACACTGTATTACTCACAATCCA